CTAATCAAAAGAAATCAGGAAGAGGTCGATAATGGCTAAATTTTCTATGAAAAAAGGCGGCAAGGAAGTAGGACCTGCTGAGGTCTATGCTGCACCGCACACAATGGATGGCAAGGCTACCAACGTCGTAACAGACAGCATTACCAAACCTGGTAAAGATAAAATTAACCAGATGAATATGTCTGTTGCTGGTGTTAGCAAAGGCAACTATGCCCCCATTAATCCGTATGGCGTAGGCGTGATGCGTGGTTATGGTGCTGCAACAAAAGGTCGCAAAATTAGCGGGAAGATGGGCTAATGAATTACCAGCAGCTATCTGAAGCTATCCAAGCGTACACGGAATCGACTGAGCAGTTATTTGTTCAGAATATCCCGAACTTTGTCCAGCTTTGTGAAGAGCGGGTGTATAACGCCGTTCAGATACCTGCTATCCGTAAAAACGTCATTGGTAGTTTTACTAATGGCGACCATTACCTAGCCCTTCCCAACGATTATTTGGCGTCTTTCTCCCTCGCTGTGATTGACAGCAACGGTAATTATGAGTATTTGATTGACAAAGACGTTAACTTTATCCGTCAGTCGTACCCAAACCCAACAAGTGATACGGGGATACCAAAGTATTACGCTCAGTTCCAGCCTTATACCTACATCATTGGACCAACCCCAGACGGTGACTACCAGACCGAGCTGCATTATTACTACTACCCAACTACGATTGTTCAAGGTGGTATTGCTGGCTTTGGCACGATTGTTGGTGGTTCTGGATATACCAATGGGGTATACGAGAATGTGCCTTTAACTAACGGTGATGGGTCAAATGCTTCGGCAACGATTACTGTATCGGGTGGCGCAGTAACCGCTTTGACGTTGATAAACCCAGGATATTTATATCTTGTAGGCAACTCTTTAAGCGCCGCCACCTCTACAATAGGCGGTACTGGAAGTGGATTCTCAGTGCCTGTAAATAATATTCAGAACGCAGCTGGTACTTCTTGGCTAGGCGATAATTTTGAAAGTGTTTTGTTGTATGGTTCGTTGCGTGAAGCCATCATCTTCCAAAAAGGTGAGCAAGATATGGTGAGTTACTACGAACAGAAATACCAAGAATCCTTAGCGTTACTCAAAGATTTGGGTGATGGTAAAGATAGACGTAGTGCCTATCGTGATGGACAATTACGATTACCTGTACCCGGACCCGTAAGATAATTTTTAGGAGCAAAAAATGGCAATTACCCAAGCAATGGCGACAAGTTTCAAGGTTCAACTCTTGAATGGGCAGCACAACTTTACTGCAAACACGTTTAAATTAGCGCTGTACACCAGCTCAGCTACTTTAGGTGAGAACACAACTGCTTACTCAGCAACTAACGAAGTAGCTTCTACTGGCAACTATTCTGCTGGTGGCAATACTTTGACGGTTAGCGTAACCCCAACCAATACTGGCAACGTAGCTTTTATCTCGTTTGCTAATACTTCTTGGGCAAATGCAACCATTACTGCTAATGGCGCTTTGATTTACAACTCAAATCTGTCTAATGCAGCTGTATGCGTACTAGCTTTTGGTGGCGATAAGACCTCAACAAACGGTACTTTCGCAGTGAACTTCCCAACAGCAGATGCAAGCAACGCAATTATTCGTTTGACAGCTAGTTAATTAGGAGAGCCTTATGGCTTTGATTCTGAAAGATAGGGTTAAAGAAACTAGCTCTAGCTCTGGCACAGGCAATATTACGCTTGGTGGTGCATTTCCTGGCTATCAAACGTTTAATGCCGCCATTGCTTCTGGTTCTACCGTTTATTACACCATTCATAACTTAGCTGCTGGGTTTGATACCGAGTGGGAAGTTGGTCTTGGTACGTTTACGTCTCCAGCTACGTTAGCTAGGACTACGGTTCTTTCTTCGTCTAATTCAGGATCGGCAGTTAACTTTACCTCTGGTGGTAATGGTCTTGAAGTATTTATTACCCAGCCAGCTGAAGAAGCGGTGTATATCAATCAAGCTACAGGTTTAGTTGAAGCGTTTGGTAACGGGGCAAACACTATTGCGTTTACCAACATCAATGCTTCTAACGTAGTCATGGTGTCTGGAACAATCAGTACTAACGCTGCCAATGCTACGGATATTACCAACAAGACTTATGTTGACGGGCTTTTCTCCACAGGTATTACATATCACGAGCCTGTTTTAGTTGAGTCGCCAACCGCTTTAAATGCCGTATATGTTCAGCCAAACGGTGCCGGAAACGGTGTAGGTGCAACGCTTACTAATAATGGCGCTAACGCAGCACTTGTTGTTGATGGTGTAAGCGTATCTAATACAGCTCGTGTTCTTGTTTATCAGCAATCAAATGCTGTTCAAAACGGCGTATATACCGTTACTAATCCAGGCGCTCCAGATTCTCCAGGCCCAGGCTCTCAATGGGTACTGACCCGTGCTACTGATGCTGATACTTATGGTGTTGGGGACCCAAATAAACTAGGCCAAGGTGATGCGTTCTTTGTTCAGTCTGGTAATACTGGCGCTGGTGAGACTTATATTCTCAATACCGTAGGCACAATTACATTTGGCGCTACTAATCTTACGTTTGCGCAGATTAGCTCTGCTCAAATCTATGCAGCGGGTACAGGTCTTAACCTTTCCAATTTAACATTTAGTATTGCTAATACAGCTGTTACTGCAGCGCAATATGGGAATGACGGGGCGGTTGGGCAATTTACAGTTAACGCCCAAGGCCAGTTAACCAATGCAGCCAACGTATCAATTAACGCTTCCAGTATCTCTGTAGGTACTTTAGCTAATGGTAGGACAACCGCTGATTCTGCTAACGGCGCTTCTACTATTGTGTCTCGTGACACCAACGGTTCGTTTACGGCTAACGTAGTAAATGCCACAACGGTTAACGCAACTAGCGGAAACTTCACAAACATTACTGGTAACGCTGTTAGCCTAACTGACATCAATGCCTCAAACATTACCAGCGGAACCATATCAAACGCTCGTACTACCGGCAGCACATCCAACAGTGCTTCAACTCTAGTATTGCGTGATTCCAATGGCAACTTTGGCTCTAACGTAATTACCGCTTCTTCGTTCAGTGGTGATGGTACAGCTATTACAGCAATCAACGCCAGCAATATCTCAAGTGGGACCATAGCTAACGCCCGTACAACTGCGGCTTCGGCAAACGGGGCCTCTACGATTGTTCTTCGTGACGCTGGTGGTAACTTCTCAGCCAATACAATTACGGCAAACATTTCTGGTGATATTTCTGGCGGTACAAATATCAACGCCTCTAACATTACTTCGGGGACTATTAACAATGCCAGGACTACTGCTTCTTCTGCCAATGGTTCTTCCACTATTGTGCTTCGTGATGTTAACGGGTCTTTTGATGCCAACGTTGTAAACGCCACAAACCTTAGCGGTGGTGGTACATCCATCACTTCTATGAACGCATCAAACCTGTCTGCTGGCACGGTAGCCTCAGCTCGTGTGTCTGGCTCTTACACAGGCATTACTGGAGTTGGTACGGTTACTGCTGGTACATGGCAGGGTAATGCCATTACAAATACCTATTTGGCTAACAGTTCTGTAACTTTTAATGGTGTGGCGGTATCTTTAGGATCATCTGGAACAATCCCAGGCGCTAACGTCAGCAGTATTCCAAACTCATCTTTAGTAAATTCCGCAGTTACGGTAAACGGCACTTCTATTTCACTGGGTGGGTCTGGGACTGTAACGGCTAACGCTTCTACATTGACTGGCACGTCGCTTAATGCGACAGTTACTGGGTCTAGCTTAACATCAGTAGGAACAATATCTTCAGGTGTATGGCAAGGTACATCAATATCAACCACTTATACAGATGCAAAGGTAACGTCTGTTAATGCTGGTACGGGTATCTCTGTTAACGCCACTACTGGCGCTGTAACTGTAACTAATGGTGGTGTAACCGCATTAACTGGTACTGCTAACCAAATAACTGTTTCTGCATCTACTGGCTCTGTAACATTATCCACGCCACAAGCTATTGCAACAGGCTCTTCTGTTCAGTTTGGCTCATTTGGTGTTGGAACTGCTGCTTCTGGTACTACTGGCGAGATTCGTGCGACCAACAACATTACTGCGTTTTACTCAGATGAGCGTTTAAAAACCAAAACGGGTGATATTGAAAATGCGCTTGATAAGGTATGTCAGATTGAGACAATGCTTTATCACGCCAACGAAGTTGCTGTAGCTCTTGGGTATGATGCGTCTATTCCAGAAGTTGGTGTAACTGCGCAATCAGTACAAAAAGTACAGCCAGAAATTGTTGTGCCAGCTCCTATTGACGAAAAATATTTAACAGTGCGATATGAAAAGTTAGTACCTTTGTTAATTGAGGCTATTAAGGAATTAAAAGCTGAAATAGATGCCCTGAAAGGTAAATAATGACCTTTGGCTTTTCGCCCTACGCCGCAGCGCCGTTTGCTGATACTGGTCAGGCTAGTGAAGGCATTGCAGTTCAGGTAACTGGGGTATTTGCAGTAGGTGTAGTAGGTACGGTTGCTGTTCAAACGAATAACAACATTGATGTAACAGGTGTAAATGCTGTAGGTCAGGTTGGTACAGTTAGTGTAGTAGCGCCAGCAAATCTAGATTTAGTAGGTATTCCTACTCCAGTACTAGTCGGTACGGTTACAGTTGTTGCCAGCAGTGATTTAAACCTGACTGGGTTTGCAGTGCCTGTTTTGCTTGGCACAGTTGATGCTACAGGTAGTGTTGATATAAACCTTACTGGATTTGCTGTACCTACATTATTAGGTAACGTATCACTAGTAACAAACAACTTTATTAACGTTACTGGGTTTGCAATACCAACCCTGCTGGGTAATGTAGATGTAAATGCTGGTGGGGGGATCGATTTAACTGGATTTGCGGTGCCCGTTCTGCTTGGTACTGTAAACACTCAAGCTAACTCTGTAGTTGATTTGACTGGTGTGCGTACCGTTGTTAGACTAAAGCGGGTGAATGTGTGGGGTTTAATTGATACTGCCCAGACACCAAACTGGTCTAACGTTTTAGTGCCTTCGGGATTTGATGAAGCAGCTTAAGGATAAATATGCCTCTTAACGGTTCTGGTCCAATTAGCTTAGGTGGTGCTACCACAGGACAATCTGTAAACTTAGAGGTTGGTAATGCTGCTACTGCGCAAATTTCTTTTAATGATGCAAAGGTTAGGGCGCTAACAGGCACGGCATCTAACTCGACATTAATAATGCCTACCAACTTTTATGGGAAATCCTATAACTATACAGCTACTTATTTAATAGTAGCTGGTGGTGGCGGAGGTGCAGGTGGATATGAGGGTGGACCAGGCGGTGCTGGTGGCTTATTAACTGGAACTTCAACTCTTGTTCCTGGAACTACATATTCATTTACTGTAGGCGGTGGTGGTGGCGGAACAGCAGGAGGTTCAGGTATTAATGGCGGTGGCGCACAACCAGGACAAGGCTCTAACTCAACTGGATTAGGCTTAACATCTTTAGGTGGTGGTCGTGGTGGGTACTATGTTGGCGGTGGTAATTCTGTAGCAGGAGCAAGTGGCGGATCAGGCGGTGCTGCTAGTCGTGGTCAATCTGGTGCAGCTGGAACTTCAGGTCAAGGAAATAGAGGCGGTGATAGCAGTAGCAATTCTACTGCCAGCGGTGGCGGTGGCGGTGCTGGTGGAGCAGGTGGAAATAATAGTGGGGATAGCACTGGTGGAAATGGTGGAGCAGGAGCTACAAATACTATTACAGGTTCTTCTGTTTCTTATGCTGGTGGTGGAGGTGGATGCGGAGATAGCACTGGAGGAAGTGCAAGTGGAGGCGGTGGTGTAGGTGGAACAACTAGTGGCGGCACTACAAGTGGAACTGCAAATACTGGCGGTGGTGGTGGCGGTTCAAGGATGAATAATGATGCTGGAGGTAATGGAGGTAGTGGCGTAGTAATTATTCGCATACCAACAGCTAGATACACTGGCACTACAACGGGGTCTCCATCTGTAACTACCACAGGGTCAGACACAGTCCTTAGATTTACTTCCTCTGGATCATATACGGCTTAAAAGGTATATTTATGTCACATTTTGCAAAAGTGGAAAACGGAATAGTTACTGAAGTAATCGTAGCTGAACAAGATGTTATTAATACAGGGTTATTTGGTGATCCTAGTTCTTGGGTGCAAACATCCTACAATACTTTAGCAAACGTTCATTACGGGCCGGATCGTAAACCTGATGGCGGGGTACCATTAAGAGGTAATTATGCTCTAATGGGCTCTATATATGACCAAGAAAACGATGTATTTTATCCGCAACCGGTTTTTCCATCTTGGAAATTAAATAGAACAACATGGTCGTGGGAAGCACCAATCCCATATCCAACCGATGGTAAAAGTTATTATTGGGATGAACCTACAACTTCTTGGGTTGAAACCAATAGTAAATAAATTTAAGTTATTAAGGACAAATTATGGCAAGCACATACTCACCAAGTTTAAAAATAACGCTTCCTGGCGACGGGGATCAATCGGGTATTTGGGGCCAAACTACCAATACAAACTTAGGCACTTTGATTGAACAAGCTATTACTGGTGTTACTTCAATCACAATGCTTGACGCTAATTACACACTAACTAGTTTTAACGGAGTAACAGACGAGGCTAGAAACGCAGTCTTGGTAGTAACAGGTACAAACAACGCAGTTCGAGACTTAATCCCTCCAGTCGTAGAAAAACTATATACCATTGCAAATAACACCACGGGTGGGTACGCTATTCGTGTAATCGGTGCTTCTGGCACGGGCGTAAATATACCTAATGGTGCTACATGCCTTGTTTACTGCGATGGTACTAATTTTGTAAACGGATTATCTGGGTCTATTGGTAGTTTTAGTATAGCTGGTGCACTTTCAGTTACAAGTACAGCTAATTTAGGTGGTGCTATTACATATGGTGGAGTAACGCTTTCAAATGCTGTAACAGGCACTGGAAGCATGGTTTTATCTGCTTCGCCAACATTTACTGGAACACCTTTAGCAACAACTGCTTCTGTTACTACTGACAACACACAAATTGCAACAACCGCTTTTGTTAGAGACATCATTCCAGCTGGCATTATTTCTATGTGGTCTGGTTCTATTGCTTCTATCCCATCGGGTTGGGTAATATGCGATGGCACTAATAGCACTCCTGACCTTAGAAACCGATTCATTGTTGGCGCTGGTTCTACCTATGCTGTTGCTGCAACTGGCGGTTCTGCTGATGCTATTGTTGTAAGCCATACACATACAATTGTTGACCCGGGACACTTCCACTCTGTTGATGCTGGTGGTCAGGCATCAAATCAACTAGTGTCAGGCGGAACAGTTAATTTAGCAACAAGTAATACTGGTACAGCAACTACTGGAATTACTATTAATTCTGCTGGTTCATCTGGCACAAATGCCAACTTGCCACCGTACTATGCGCTGGCGTACATTATGAAAACTTAAGGACTAATATGATTAAAACAATCCAAGACTCGATGGAAGGTGGCGAATTTAAGCCGCGCCATACCGTTGAAATCTACTGCCCTAATTGCAGTCGGGACGTAGATGAGACCGAACTAGCTATGAAAGTATGCGGTGACTGTGGGTTTGATTTATCTGAGCCAGAGCAGCACGTAGCTATCGTAGTAGCCAATATGTCATTTGGTGGCTCTACTCTTTGAGGCAAAGAACAGTGAGATATGTCAGATCCGTTGGGGTTGTCCGAGGGGGTAAAGGGGCTTAGTTCAGGCTTTGATTCTGCTCGTGAAGCGGGCAAGACTGTATCTAAAAGCATTGAAGGAATACAAAAAGACGGCCTAGAAGTAGCCCAGCAGAAAGCGCAAGAGCGCATACGGGCAAGGCGAGAAGCAGAATTTAAGAAAGAACGGGCGCTGATTAAAGCGCTTGACGAGTGGAAGCGAAAGAAGCAAATCTCCGATGAGGAGGCTGATTTAAAGATTAAGTTTGTAAAGCAGTACGGTGCCAAAGAATGGGATGCATTACTTAGAATTAAGCTGGACATTGAGAACATGGAACGTAAGAACAACGAAGAGTTCCAGCACGATTTGAAAGCAGTAAGGCAGGTGCAGTTTTATTGTTTTATGGCGGCGCTAGTTGTGACGTTGTGGCTAAAGTTTATTTTGGGAGCGTTTTAAATGAATATGCAAGATGTGCTAAAGGCGGTAATACCAATCTTAGTTGCCTGTATAGCGTGGCTACTCGGTCAGGTATCTTCATTCCAAACCCGTCTTACTCAGATCGAGGGCAAAATGCCAGCCCTAATTACTAACGAAGGCGTACCCACAGATAGCCCAATATCCGCAGAACGCAGGGCAAAAATGCGTGAGGAAATCTACAAAGAAGTACACGACCTTCATGTACGAGTTAAGTTAATAGAAGAAAGAACTAAGAAATGATGGATACCCTCCTTGGAATACTTAAAGGCGTTGCTCCTGTTCTGGCTACTGCTGTTGCTGGTCCTGCTGGCGGAGCTGCTGTGGGCTGGATTGCTTCTAAACTTGGTATCCCTGATGACACCATTGAGGGTGTAACTGCTGCACTGCAAGGTAATCCTGAAATGACAATGAAGCTCAAAGAGCTTGACCTTGAGTACGCCAAATTAGACGCAGCCGATAGGGATTCTGCCCGTAAAGCATATTCTGCTGTAGCGACCTCAGAACACGCCACAAAGCTGGATAAAGCGGTCGTACCTATCCTAGCCCTAGGAACAGTCACCCTAGCCTTTACTTTTATTGCTATCTTGATGTTCCGTGATGTACCCGTAGACCAGCAACAAATGGTTATCTTTGCACTTGGGTTTATTACTAGCTCTGCTGGGCAAGTTCTATCGTTCTACTTTGGTTCAAGCCAAGGTAGTAAAGACAAAAATAAAGAAATACAGGATTTAATGAAAAAATGACCAAACTAACTGAACATTTCTCATTAGAAGAATTAACTGCTTCCGAAACCGCAGAGCGCAACAACTGGGACAACACCCCCAACGCATCTGAGATTGCCAATTTAGTACGCTTGGCGGAAATGCTTGAGCAAGTTCGTGCTTTACTGAATAAGCCAATTATGATTAACAGTGCTTTCCGCTCTAAACAAGTGAATGATGGTGTTGGTTCTCGAGATTCGTCACAACATCGTGTTGGGTGCGCTGCTGATATTCGCGTGCCAGGTATGAATCCTGATGAGGTATGCCGTGCCATCATTTCTTCTAATATTCAGTTCGACCAAATTATTCGTGAGTTTTATAACCCAGAAGCTAAAGCGGGTGGCTGGACACATATTTCAGTACCCAATACAAAAGACATGACACCACGCCGACAAGCGCTTATCATTGACAAGCAAGGTACACGTTCATTTTCCTAGGGTAAACCCGCATGCCATTACAAAAACTTCAGTTCCGCCCAGGACTCAATCGAGAAGGTACTGACTACTCTAACGAAGGTGGTTGGTATGATGCCGATAAGGTGCGCTTTCGTTCTGGATTTCCTGAAAAGATTGGCGGCTGGAGCCGTATGGCTAACGCCCAGTTTCTGGGTTTAGCAAGATCTTTGTGGAACTGGCTTGCAATTAATGGATCTAATTATTTAGGTGTTGGTACAAACATTAAGTACTATATTGAGCAAGGCGGTACGTATTATGATATTACCCCCGTTGTGTATGAATCTAGCCCAGCGTTAAATAACTGCTTTGTGGTAACTAGTGGGTCTAATGTAGTAACCGTAGTAGATGGGCAATATAGCCCCAGCGTTGGGGATTATGTAACCTTTTCGGGTGCCAATACAGTAACAGGAACTAACATAACAGGCACTATTCTTAACCAAGAGTACGTAGTAGCTTCTTCCGTTAATACAGTAGCTTATACAATAACAGTCTCGGTTACGGCTAATGCAAGCAATACTGGCGGAGGAAATACCGTTATAGCCGCTTACCAACAACCTGTTGGTCTTAACACATATACCCTAGGGACCGGTTGGGGTGCAGGTCCTTGGCCTGTTACAGGTATAACAACAAGCCTAACCAATCCTTTTACTACAACTAATGGTAGTAATTCTGTTGTAGTAACCCAAACAGCCCACGGTTTAACTAACGGGCAAGCGGTTATTTTTTCTAATGCTACGGCAACAGGTGGCATTTCCGCAGTTCTTTTAAATACATTGTTTTACCCCACGGTGGCTAATGCCAACGCATATACCATCACGGTTCAGGCTAACGCAACATCTAACGTAGTTGGGGGCGGTGGTAACGTTATTGCCTATACTGAAACAGGTACTCATGGTTGGGGTGAAGGGTTTACATCAGGTATTGGTCAACAGTTACGTCTTTGGACTAACGATAACTATGGACAGCAGTTATTTATTGCGCCCCGTGGAGGCGGTGTTTTTTATTGGATTCCAGTAGGGCAACAATACCCAGATACTACAGCAGGGGGTTTAGACACTAGAGCACAGTCTTTAGCGGCTCAATCTACCGCTGCTGGATATGACGGTACAAGGGTTCCTACTGAAACTAATCAGATAGTGGCCTCGGCAATTCAACGTTTTGTTATCTGTTTTGGCGCAAACCCTTATGACCCAGTAACGGCAAATACTGATTTTGACCCCTTATTAGTTCGTTGGTCAGATCAAGAAAACCCATACGAATGGGTACCTGCAGTGACAAACCAGTCAGGCGAGTTTAGGCTTTCTAGTGGCTCATTTATTATGTGCGCTCGCAATACCCGTCAGGAAATCTTGGTTTGGACTGATTCCGCCATTTATTCGATGCAGTACTTAGGACCACCATACATCTGGGGTTTTCAGATATTGCAGGACAACATTTCCATCATGTCGCCAAATGCGGCGATTACGGTAAATAACGTAACTTATTGGATGGGTGTGGATAAGTTCTATATTTATTCAGGCCGAGTAGAAACTTTACCTTGCTCGCTCTGGCAGTACATCTTTAATGACATTAATAAGGAACAAGCGTTCCAAGTGTTCTGTGGTTCTAACGAGGGGTATAGCGAAATCTGGTGGTTCTACTGCTCACAAGGCTCAAACAACATTGACAAGTATGTTATCTATAATTACTTAGAGCGCACTTGGTATTACGGCACTATGGCTAGAACGGCTTGGCTAGATTCGGGTATTCGCCAATATCCAATGGCTGCTGATTACAACAGAAGGATGTTATTTCACGAATCCGCGGTAGATGATGTATCAGGGGAAACCCCCGTGCCTATTAATGCCTATGTGCAGTCGTCTGACTTTGACATTGGTGACGGGCATAACTTTGGTTTTGTATGGCGCATCCTGCCAGACATTAACTTTACTGGGTCAAATGTAAATCAGCCGTCGGTAACAATGACAGTCAAACCCCGTCAAAACTCAGGTGCCCCATACGGCGCAGCTAATAACCCTGGAGTAGTAAGCAGTGACAACTACTCCAGCGTAAATGTCTATAACATTCAAGAGTTTACGGGTCAGGTATATACCCGTCTGCGAGGTCGTCAGCTTGCCTTTAGGATTGAGTCAACTACCCTTGGTGTAGCGTGGCAGTTAGGTAGCCCACGGATTGATATACGTAATGACGGCAGACGTTAATGGCAATTAACCCACAAATAAAAACTCTTGATCTTAGGCCGCCAAAAGCGCCTAACTTGCCGATTGCGCCCGTAGAGTACCGCCAGCTATACCTAGATCAGCTTAATAACGTATTGCGTTTATATTTTAATGAGATTGATAACTTTGGATTTGGCCTATTAAATACGTCAGGTGGGGGGCGGAATTAGCTTTCCACATATTGCTGCATCCGATAACACAGACCAGCTTGCTACTGCCTCAAACACCCCTACAGTAGTTACATGGAATACGCTAGATAGTGGTAATGGGTTTACTTTAGCCGCTCCTGGGACTGCTACTGCTGAGGTGTCTGGGATATACAAAATTACATATAGTCTCCAGTTTACAAACACCGACAATTCTGCCCATGATGCAGCGGTATGGTTAAAGGTAAACACGGGTTCTGGATTTGTAGATGTGCCTAATTCAACAACCATATTTACTGTACCCGCACGTAAAAGCGCTGGTGTTTTTAGTTATGTTTGTGGCTATTCAGAGGTAGTGTTTTCCGTAAATGCTGGGGACGAGATAGAACTGTACTGGGCGACCAACCAAGCCTACGATACCTCCCCCGCAACAGACGGTATTTATATAGAACATTTACCTGCGCAAACTAGCCCGTACGCCAGACCAGCTGCACCATCCGCATTAGGGTCAATAACCTTTGTATCTAGGCTTCCAACAAATACATAACAATGATAAAGTACTACTTAAATTAGGCGAGGTATATCTTATGGGAACCGGTGTAGGCGAGGCGATGTTAATTGGTGCTGCGGTCGGAGCGACGGCTGGCGGCGCTGGTGCGGCTATTCAAGGTGGAGACCCACTTAAAGGCGCTTTAACTGGCGGTGCTATGGGTGCTGTTGGTGGCGGTCTAGGAGCTGGTTTTGGTGCGGCTGGTGGAACTGCTGCGGGCGGTGCTTCAGGGGCTACGGCTGGTGGGGCGAGTGGGGC